CGACGGCGTGGTAGGGATTATTGCTGACCACCGGCAACTGTGGGTGTTTGGTACTGACTCGGTTGAGGTTTGGTACAACGCAGGCTCTGCTGATTTCCCTTTGGAGCGCATCCAAGGGGCTTTTAACGAGATTGGCTGCGTGTCTGCATACTCCATAGCCAAATTGGACAACGGCCTGTTCTGGCTGGGTACAGACGCCCGTGGGCAGGGCATTGTCTACCGCGCCAATGGCTACACCGGCACTCGGGTTTCTACTCACGCCATTGAGTACGCCATTGCCCAATACGGCAACATCTCGGACGCTATTGCGTACACATATCAGCAGGAAGGCCATGCCTTCTACGTGCTGACATTTCCGTCTGGTAACGCCACTTGGGTCTACGATGTGTCTACCCAAGCCTGGCACGAACGTGCTGGATTTGATGCAGGTCAGTTTATGCGGCACCGCAGCAACTGCCAATGCAACTTTGAAGGCAACATCATTGTTGGCGACTTTGAGAACGGCAACCTTTACAGGTTTGACTTAGACGTTTACGCTGACAACGGCGGGGTTCAAAAGTGGTTGCGTTCGTGGAGGGCATTGCCACCCGGCGAAAACAACTTCAAGCGCACGGCGCACCATACGTTGCAACTTAACGCTGAGACTGGTGTTGGGTTGAATACCGGCCAAGGCTCTGACCCGCAATGTATGCTGCGCTGGAGCGACGATGGCGGCCATACTTGGTCAAACGAGCATTGGGCCAGCATGGGTCAGATTGGTGAGTACGGCTACCGCACGTTCTGGCGTCGGCTGGGCATGACGCTCAAGCTGCGTGACCGGGTGTACGAGGTAAGCGGCACTGACCCGGTAAAAATCGCCATCACGGGCGCTGAGTTAGTGCTGAGTCCAACAAAGTCTTGACATGGCAAACATCACCCAGATCCCCGCACCTCGCGTTCCACTGCTGAACGCGCAGACTGGTGCTGTGTCTATGGAGTGGTTTCTTTGGTTCACCAACGTCTACACCATTACAGGCGCTGGCCTTGCTATTACGCCGGTCATCAATGGCGGCACGGGTCTTGGCACGATTCCAACCAACGGCCAACTGTTGATTGGTAACGGCACCGGCTACGCATTAGGGACGCTGACAGCCAGCACCGGCATTACGGTTACCAATGGTTCAGGCACCATTACCATTACCAACAGCTTGCCAGATCGTATAGTGGTGCTAACGGGCGCAGGCACAACGGTAGTGACCGGGACATACCCCAGCTTCACCATCACCAGCAACGATGCGTTTGTCGGCACGGTGACTAGCGTTGGCGGCACAGGTACGGTTAACGGCATTACGCTGACAGGCACGGTAACTACGTCAGGTAATTTGACGCTTGGCGGGACGCTCAGTGGCGTGAGCTTGACCACTCAAGTCAGTGGAACTCTGCCAATAGCTAACGGCGGCACGGGTACAACGGCTACGACTTTTGTTGATCTTACAACCAACGTATCTGGTATCCTCCCTGTAGCCAATGGGGGGAATGGATTAGGCGCAGCGTACACAGTAGCAACCCTGCCAGCAGCCGGTACACAAGGCCGCAGATCGTGGGTGACCAATGCCCTAGCGCCAGTGTTCTTGGCGGCCCCCGTTGGCGGCGGTGCGGTGGTTTGCCCGGTGTTTGACAATGGCACGGCTTGGGTGGTTGGGTAACAAGGAGAACAATTATGGGTTGGGGTCAATTAATAGGTGGTGCAGCAGGCTTCTTTCTTGGTGGGCCAGCAGGCGCTGCTGCGGGCGCTGCTCTTGGCGGCGGTCTTGATGAGGCTACTGGCGGTGGGCAAACAGGCGCTGCGCGTGAGGCTGCTAATGCAGCCAATGCTCAATCGTCTGAAGCATTGGCACTGCAACGGCGGATGTACGAGGAAGGCGTTGCTAGGCAGCAACCAAGGTTGGCAGCAGGCAACAACGCATTAGCGCAGATGCAAAGTGGTGCGTTTGCACAACCCGCAGCGTTCAGGTTTGGCGCTGGTGATTACCAGGCTGACCCAGGCTATGCTTTCCGCTTGGCTGAAGGTCAGAAGGCGCTTGACCGGCAAGCTGCTGCCCGTGGTGGACTTATGTCTGGCGGCGCGTTAAAAGCAGCCGCTCGGTACGGTCAGGACATGGGTTCACAAGAGTTTGGCAATGCATACCAACGTGCAGTGAACGCCTACAACGCTGACGTAGCGCGTTCCAACACCGGTTACAACCGTTTGGCTGGGCTTGCCGATGTAGGTCAAACAGCCGGGACTCAAATCGGCACTGCCGGTCAAAATTACGCGACCAACGCTGGGAATTTAATAACCAACCAAGGCTATAACACTGGCAACGCCATGCTGGCTGCAGAACGCGCTAGGCAATCGGCTTACGGCAATATTGGCAAAGCATTTGGCTCTGGTGGGTTTGACAGCCTAGTCAGTGGTTTCTATGGCCCCGGCCAGTACAACCGAAGAATGGGCGTTGACTTTAGCAACGAAAATGTTTACGGTTAAGGACATATCATGGCACTTAATTTCGGAGTTCTTGACCAAGGTGGCCCCTCAAATTTCTTTGAGGGGTATTCCCAAGGCCAAGAGAAAATGCAGGCCAATGCAATGGCCCAGCAAAAAGCAGCGCAAGCCCAGCAAGAGTTTGGTATGCGCCAGCAGGAGTTTGCTGCTAGTCAAGCGGATAAAAAGCGAGCGGCTGATGCTTCTCGGGTCGCACAGAAATTAGCTTCTTACGAAGAAGCATTTCTTAAAGCATCTAGCCCAGAAGCTGCAAAAGGACTTATAAAAATACAATTTGATGATCCAGATGTTGGCCCGATTAGAAGCCGTCTTGGCTCTTTGGAGCAGGCTTTGGCTGAAGTCCCCGACGATCCAACGGCTTTTCAGGGTTTCCTGAACCAAGAGGCTATGGGCATAAAAGAGTTCCGAAAGCAACAATATCGGCAAAGTCAAGTCGCCAAACTCTTTGGCGATGTTCCAACCCCTGCGCCGACTAACGCTATGGCACCCGCAGGAGCAATGCCTCAAGCAGCGCCGGTGGCTAACGCTATGGCTCCTGCGGCACCAAACGTAGCTGATTTGGTTCGCAGACGCAATAAAGCCTTGGCTATGGGTGAGACAGCAATTGCTACTGCACTGAATTCGGATATTGCTAGGCTGTCGCCTGCGGCAGCAGCGCCAAGTTCTTTAGCTAGACTTCAATCAGAACTGGCTGCATTGCCTCCGGGTGATTCACGCCGCGCAGATTACTTAGCGGCAATTAAAAAAGAAACTCAGTTTGCGCCTCCTGCAAGTACAACTGTAGTCTTGCCAGCACAAGAAAAAGCATTTGAGTCTGGTCTTGGAGCGGGGCAATCAAAGAAAATTCTTGATAGCAAAACTGCTGCTGAAGGCGCATTGCAAATTCTTCAAACTAACGATGTTGGTCGATCACTTCTTCAATCTGGTGCTATTACAGGTGCTGGCGCTAACTTTTTTGTTGGTCTTAATAAAGCCCTTAAACAAGGCGGAATTGATTTTGGTTATGCAGATGCAGCAGCTAACTCTCAAGCGTATGGTTCAGCAATGGCGGCAAACGTGGGTCAACTTATTAAGCAGTTTGGTGCAGGCACTGCTATATCTGATGCTGACCGGGCATATGCCACAAAAGCGGCGGCAGGCGAAATTTCAATGGATGAGGCTGCAATTCGCAAGGTGTTGGACATAAATGATCGCGCTTCTCGCAATGTCATTGAACGACATAACAAATCTGTCAGAGGAATAAAAACAAACATTCCATTGGAAGTTGAAATTCCAAATGCTGTTGCGCCTCCGCCAGCAGCAGCAAGTCAAATTCCTACCAATGTTGCACCTGCTGCACCAGCGTCAAACATTACGCAACAACGCCAAGACGCAAATGCAGCCATTGCTAAAGGAGCGCCTGCGGCTGCGGTTCGCCAACGCTTTAAACAAAACACAGGTCAGGAGTTGTAAATGGCTACTGGATATGAAGACCTAATTCCTGTTGCGTCTACTACAGGGTATGAAGACCTAATACCTAAAGCCCCTGGCTTTATGACCAAACTTGGCCGAGGCGCGGCGTCCTTGGCTGACGTTACCGTTGGCGGATTAATCCCTGCCGCCGTCCAGCAAATTGGGTATCCATTGGCTCGGATAGGTCGTTCAGAAGAAGAAGCAAAAGCAGCTACTCAACGTCTTGTTGGCGCAGTTGACCAGCCATTTGGCAAAACATTTGGAGTAACAGGCACACCTGAATATCAACAGGAAAGTGGCCGTCAACTATTAGACTTTATCGGTCAAAACTTTCAAAAAGGCGCGAAATGGATTTCCAATAAAACTGGACTTCCTGCTGCTGACGTTGAAAGTATTATTGGAACTGCAACTCTTGCTGCGCCTAAAGTTGTGCCAGCAGTAACGCAAGCTGTGCAGCGCGGCGCAGCGCCAATAATTGAAAAGGGGATTGTTGGAGCCAAAATGCCGTTTGAAGCACAACTTCAAGCGCGGCGTGAAGCAGCATCACTCAAAGACTACGCTCGGGGGCCGCAAATTGATGCCGCCGCTGAAGCGCAACGGTTAGGTATTGCGCTCAATCCAACTGACATTCAGCCTACGGTTGGCCCCAAACTTACCACCATGATAGCTGGCGAAAAAGGTGTAGAAGCCATTACCGCTGCTAACAAAGGTGCCGTTCGTAAGGTTGCGCTTGACGAAATGGGTTTGCCGCCAACAACACAACTTAATGGTGAGGCAGCATTTAAGCAAGCCCGTACTCAAGTTGATCAGCCCTACAGAGAAGTTAAAAAACTTCCAATACAGCAAGCCGATGATGCAATGATTCAGCGGTTAGAAGCTATTCGTAGCGATTTAGATGTTATTGGCGCTAAAGAGTATGCGCCAGCCATTAGCAAGATTGTTGACGATGCCATTGCAAAAACCCAAACAGGTTTGACCGGCGATACGTTGCTTAAAAACATCAGTGTTTTGCGCGAGAGAGCAAAAAAAACGTACAACAATAAGTCGGCAACGACAGAAGCATTGGATATTGCAGACACCAATCTGCGAATTGCAACAGAACTAGAGTCCATGATTGACGGCAGCATTGCCAACCCAAAATTGCTTGGGGAATATCGTGATGCTCGGCAAAAAATGGCGCGTATTTACACGTATGAAGCTGCAACAGACTTCAATACTGGAATGGTAGATGTTAGTAAATTGGCGCGTCTTACTTCAAGCAATAACGCATTGACGGGAAACATTGCATCTCTAGGAAAAATAGCCGGTAACTTCCCTGATGTGTTTACTACAAAAGCTGCAACTCCTTTCAACAAGGCTGTGGCAATTGGACGTACTGGTGCAGCAGGAACGCTTGGCGGTTTAGCCGGGTACGCACTTGGTCAAGATTACGTTAGTGCCGCACTAGGTTCAGTTTTGGGTGCTGGTGCTGGCAAAATTGGTCAATCTTTTGCCGCTAATCGTTTGGCATCTCCCGAGTATCAAGCTGGTTTGCAATTGCGTGATGCGCGAATTCCAGTCAATCAATTGGCGGCGTCAATGCAGCCTATTCCGCAAAATCGCGCTGTTGTGCCTTATGAAGCACCGGTGGAAGTTCTTGGGCCTGGGCAAGGGCCGTATCAGCCAAACTTTGTTATGCGTCCTGGCGCACAAGGGCCAATTACTACGCCCGGTGTTGCGCCTGGGCCTGCCCAGATAGGAATGTCACAAGGCCCGGTGGGCGGTCAAATGGGCGCTCTTCGCATGGAGGATGCAAGGCTTCGTAATTTGAGTATGCAGCAAGGCGCTGCGGCTGAAGCCCAAGCTGCGGCTGCGGCTGCGGTTAATCGTCAAACGACTGGTCGGGGTAGTGTGCTGGAATTTGACCCAATTACAGGCACATACAAGGTGGGCGGTGAAGGCGTTAGAGGCGCAACGCCAGAAGTGTTTATGGCAAACACTGGTCAATCACTGAGCGCAGCGGCTGAAAAAGTTGCGGCTGGTAAGTTGTTTGACATGACAGCCGCCGAAAAAGTGGCTTGGAGCAAAACTAAAATTGATTTTGCTGAAGCTGCTCCAGATCTAAAAGGCTTGTCTGACAAAGCTGTTGCCGCCAAGATGATGGATAGGAAGTGGGTTGACGCAACCATAGTTAAAATCCGCGAAAAGGCGGCGGCTTTTGATGAAATCTCAAAACGCGCCAGCAATGCTCAAGTTGCGCGGGACGCCGTAATCAAACGTGAACAAATGCTAGATGTTCTTGCTGACTTGGAAGATAACCTTCGCCCTGCTCGTCCGGTATCATCAGACATTCAAGGAAGAAAAACGCGTGAATTTAACCGTAATCAAATGATTGCGAACACTAAAAACACTAACGCCATGACGCAGTAGGAACACATATGTACTACCTCAATGCTTTCAACGATATGCTGCGTAAGCGTCGGCAGCAAAACAACATGATGAATGGCGGTGGGCAGGACTACCCAAGCAGAGATTACGCTAGGCCGTCTGGGACAGATGCACTTGGACTAGGCCCAGCGCAGGATCGGAATGCCTTTAGGGATACGCTTAACAGTATGTCTCCTATGTCGCAATTTGCTATGGGCATGGTTCCTGGCATTGGCACAGCGTTCAACGTTGGAAGGTTAGTTGACGCAGGTATGTCTGCCTACGAATCGTCACAGCTTGCCCCAAGCCGGGACACCAGAGAACGGGCGCAAGATCAATTTAGGGCGTCTGAAATATCAGAGATGAATGCGCCTGCGTACGGCCAAGCTGGCCCAGACTTTGGGCCATACCCCAACTCATCAGTTGACCCTAGCGCGTACGAAGGTGCAATATCCGAGAATTCATTTAACGCATTTAACATGGGCGGCACAGCGCCTTTGTATACTGACGATTCTGCTTCTAGACTAGCTGGGATGACTCCCGTTGGTATGCCAGTATCGCAGCGGTCTCTTGCTATTGAATCTTTACCCACTATGGCAACCGATACTATTGGTCAATCTGTTAATTTTGGAAGTCTACGGGGAGAAGGACAATTACAAAGCGGCGGTTTTAATTCAACAGGCTTGTATGGTGATGCTTCTGCTGGGATGGGCAGTTTTGGTGGCGCTGACGTTGGCTTCGGTGGCGGTTTTGGCGGCAATATTGGCACTGGTAATTTTGGCGGTAACCCAGCTGATGCTGCTGATATGGGTTATGCCCACGGCGGCATGGTAGATGCCCGTCACCTCAAAGGCCGCGCTCCTGCTCCAGACGATGGCTACGGTGCTTTGCAGGGTGGTGAGTACGTTATCACCAAGGCGGCGGTGGAAAAGTACGGCAAGCGTTTGCTCGACGCAATTAACAACGGGACATTCCGATGACAGACGATGATTTCAGACGCCTGGAGAGCAAGGTTGACAAGCTGACGGATGCCGTTGGCAAGCTGATCTTGTTTGAGGAACGCCAAGCCAACCAGGGCGCTCGCATTGGCGCAGTTGAAGCACAACTCAGCGTTCATGACGATGGGCTGCACCGGGTTGACCGCAAGATTGACCAGTGGGTCAATAGAGGCATGGGCGTCTGGGCTGCGGCTGCTGTTGTTTTTGCGCTTGTCCAGTTCTGGAAAAAATGACCCCGCACTTCAGCTTGGAAGAATTCACCGCCAGCGACACGGCGGCCAGGTTGGGCATTGACAATCGTGTACCAGATAACTTGCTTGAGAATGTTATGACAACGCTTCAAATGATGGAGCGTATTCGGTTCCACATTGATGCACCAATCAGCATAACATCAGGATACCGCTGCGAAGCCTTAAACCGGGCTGTGGGATCAAAACAAGGGTCTGACCATACATTGGCCTTCGCTTGTGATTTCAAGGCTCCAAAGGCCGGTACGCCATTCCAAATTGCTGCAAGTCTCGCGCCCGTTTTCAAGATCGTTGGTATTGGGCAACTCATCCTTGAGTTTGGCACTTGGGTACACGTTAGCACCCGCATACCTGACAAGATCATTAACCGCGTTATCACCATCGACAAAGACGGCACGAGGGCAGGAATATGGCAGTAGACCCCATCAGCATCCTTCTCGGCATAGGCTCAAAGGTCATTGACAAGATATGGCCAGATCCTGCACAACGTGATGCAGCCAAGTTGGAACTGCTCAAGATGCAGCAGTCTGGCGAGTTGGCTCAACTGAGCGCCGACACGAATTTGATGATTGAGCAGATCAAGGTAAACGCTGCCGAGGCAACAAACCCAAGTCTGTTCGTGTCTGGATGGCGTCCAGGCGTGGGCTGGGTCTGCGTAGCTGCCTGCGGCTGGAACTGGATCGGCTTGCCCATTGCCAAGCTGGGGCTGGAAATCTACGGCCACCCAATCAACCTGTCACCGGCAGACCTCACGGAGATGCTGCCGATTTTGATGGGTATGCTCGGGCTGGGTGGCCTCCGCACTATCGAAAAGCTACAAGGCCGCGCTGCGAAGTAGCTGCATAGCATCCCGCAAGTCACCCCTTAGCTGCTCAAGTGCTTCCTGTTGCGCTTGAAGTCTTAGGTAAGCGTCCAG